ATTCATGAATCGCCCCATGACGATTAACGAGAAGGCGATTCATGAATCGCCCCTACCTATCCACCTGGTGGTGGTGCGTAACCCGTTCGACCGGAGCAATCGCGACGAGCGCATGCTGTCGCTGGATGACACCCTGACCATCGCGCGTATCGTGGACGAATGCCTGCCGATGAGTGCCGAGCTGTCCGTATCCATCAATGGCGAGGTGATCACCAAGGACGAATGGGACGCGCGCACACTCAAGCCGGGCGAGCAGATGGTGGTGATGCCGCTGGTGCACGGCGGCGACAACCTCCTCGGCAGCATCCTGATGATTGCGCTGGCGGTGATGGCTCCGGGTATTGGTACTGCACTTGCCGGGTCACTTGGGCTGGGAACTGCCACTCTAGGGATGGGGCTCAGCGCCGCGACGTGGGGCACGATTATGGGCGCCGGCATCGGCATGGCTGGCTCGATGGTCGTCGGCGGCCTGATGGCTCCGCAGCGCCCCAGCCTGCCGTCGCGCGGCCTGCAATCCTACGACAACTCGCCCGCCTATTCCTGGACTCCGGCCACCACACAGCAGCCCGGCGGCGTGGTCAACCGCGCTTACGGGCGGCACAAGCTCTACGGCAACATCATCGCCGGGTACATCGAGAACCAGGGCAGCACCGGGCAGGAGCAGATCGCGCACCTGTTAATCGACCTCGGCACCGGGCCGTATAGCCAACTCTCGGACTTCAAGATTAACGATCAGCCGGTCGGCTATTACAGCGGTGTCACGGTCAGCGCCCGTAATGGTTATTTGAATCAGGACATCATTCCGGCGTTTAACGATACGCGCCTGACGCGCCCGGTCGGCTCAAAGGTGGTGGCAGGTTCGCCGGTGCTGCGCGATACCGTCGGCAGCGACTACAACGCGCTGGAAATCGTGCTGATCTGCCCGAACGGCCTGTGGTATGCGAACGATGCCGGAGGGCTGGACGAGGTTGAAGTGCGCGCGTCCGTGGAGATTTCCGCCGATGGCGGCGGAACATGGCGACACGTCGAGGTTGAGCCCAACACAATCATCACCATCACCCCCGGCTACTGGTCGCTCGGTCGATGGTCGCGCACCCGTGTTGGGCGAGAGTATTATCAGAAGTGGTATCAATACTCGCAGGGCAGCAGCACGCGCGCCGACCATTCTGATGGGGATGATGGTGGCAGCGGCTATATCTGGCGCTGGATGGACATCCCGACAGAAGTCGCTACCACCGTTTACAACTCCATCGGGTTGTACGGAAATACCCAGCAGCCGATCCGCCGCACGCTGCGCGTCGACCATCTATCGCGCGGCACGCAATACCGGGTGCGCGCCACCAATCTCAGCGCCGATCAGACCGGCAGCCGCTACGGCGACGATCTGTACCTGGCCGAGATCAACGAGGTGATGTACGACGATTTCCAGTACCCGCGCACGGTGCTGGTCGCGGTGGATGCGCTGGCCACCAATCAGCTTTCCGGCTCGATCAAGTTCAGTTGCATGGCCGATGCCGCGATTGTGCGGGTGTGGAACGGTTCGGCATGGTCGTCGGCGTGGAGTAACAACCCGGCTTGGGTCTGCTGGGACATTCTCACCCAGCCGGTGCTGGACAACAGCCTCGCGGTGGTGCGCTACGACGGCCTCGACCCGTCGCGACTGAATCTCGCCTCGTTCTACACCTGGGCACAGTTTTGCGATGTGCTGGTGCCTGACGGCAAGGGAGGCACGGAAAAGCGCTGCACCTTTGATGCGATATTCGACACCCCGACCAGCCTGTGGGATGCCGCGCTGGAAGTCTGCGCCACGGCGCGCGCGCAACTAGTGATGCGCGGCACGACCATCATGGTGGTGGTGGATGATACCCGCGCAACCCCGGCGCAGTTATTCAGCGTCGGCAATACGGCGGTGTCCGGTTTTAACGAGACCTTCCTGCCGATGGCCGACCGCGCCGCGTCCATTGAGGTCAACTACCTGGATGCCGCGCAGGACTACATCCGCGACACGCTCACCGTGGTCAACACCGCGATCAGCGAGGCCGCCGCGCAACGCTCGAATGTCGGACTACGCGGTGTCACGCGCGCATCGCAGGCGTGGCGCGAGGCATTCTTCCGCCTCAAGCGCAACGAACTGCTGAAGCGTTCCGCCAGCCTCAGCGTGGATATCGATGCGCTGGCCTGCACGGTCGGCGATCTGATCTGGCTGCAAAACGACGTGACCCGCTGGGGCGTCGGCGGGCGCGCCGCATCCGGCAGCAGCACCACGCGGCTGCAACTCGACCAGAGCGTCACGCTGGATGCTGGCAAGGTCTACGAACTCAAGCTGCGCCTGTCCGACGACACGCTGCTGACGCGCACCATCACCACCGCGGCCGGCACGGTGTCGGCGGTGGACGTGTCGGCCGCGTTCCCCTCCGCGCCCGCGCTTTACGATGTATGGGCGATCGGCGAGACCAGCAAGGCGGCCAAGGAATTCATCGTGCTGGACATCACCCGCGACGGCGAGCAGCGCGCAAAACTGGCATTGATCGAATACAACGCCAGCCTGTACGGGCTGGACAGCGGCATCCCGGCGCTGCCGACCATCGACATTCAGGGCAATATCATCACGTCGGGCCTACCCTTGCCGTTGCCATCGGCGAGCAACATCCACATCGAGGAGATCATGGAGCGTGCCGCAGACGGCACGATCCTGGTGCATCTCGACATTCATTTCACGCTGACCGATGCGATCAGCGCCGTCTTCCACGAGGGCAACCAGGTGCTGGGCGAATCGCTGTCCGGGGTGTTCCGCCGCCAGAATGTAGCCAGCGCCTCGACCTATAGCATCGCACTGCGCCCGGTCAACCCGCTGGGCGTGTCGCCGCTATCTCAGCAGGTCATTATCACGCATACCGTGATCGGCAAAACCGCAGCGCCATCTGACGTGCCCTGGCTGGCGCTTAACGGGACGACGCTCACCTGGGGTGGTGTCCCCGATGTTGATCTGGCCGGCTACCGCGTGCGCTGGTTGCCGGACGGTAGTAGCGATTGGGGGCAGGCGCAGCAGTTACATGACGGATTGATTGCATCGTCGCCCTGGTCGCCGGATGCGCCGCCTTCTGGCAGCGTGCAACTACTCATCAAGGCCGTCGATAGCAGCGGCAACGAATCGATCAACGCCACCTTGGTCGCGGGAAGTCTGTCCGATCCACTGGTGGCCAACATCATCGTCACCACCGACCTGCAAGGCGCCGGCTTCCCCGGCAAGATCGGCGGCAGCAGCATTTCAGCCGGCGCGCTGCTGGCGGATACCGCCGGCACGATGTGGAACCCCAACCTCGCGGCGCGCATGTGGACGACAGACGCCGATCCGATGTGGGGGCTGGACTACTGGAAGGCGCTGACCTACATCGCCACGGTGGACACGCCAGCCGGTGCGGCAGGCAGCCAGATCACCCTGGGCCGCAGCATCACCGGCGAGGCAATCCACATCGACAGCCGCCTGCCTGCAGGCGATGCCGCGTTTATGTGGGGTGACGCGGCGACCGCCATGTGGTCGAGGGATGACGTCGCGCCGATGCGCGGCAACGCGCCGGGATATTCGCCATGGCCGGGCGCCATCGTCGCCGAGACCAATCCGCGCCAGATTCGCGTGCGCGCCAATTTCAGCCGCACACGCGGCCGCATCGATGCGCTTGCCGTCAATTTTGACGTGCCGGATCGCAATGTCGCGCTCAATGATGTCGCGATTGCGGCTGAAGGTACACGCCTGGCGATCGGCGGCGGCTGGCACGGCATTCGCGTGGTAAATCTCACGCTGCAACAGGACGGCGGCACCGCTCGCGTGCCGATCGTGATGGACAAGAGCTTGTCGGGGCCGCTCATCAAGTGCCTCGATGCCGGTGGCACACCCGTCACCGGAACGACCGACGTTATTCTTCAGGGGTATTAACCATGACCGCATTGCCATCAAAAACCAACATGACCGGCGCTTCGGCGACCGAGGGCTCCTTCAAGACCGGCATTGATACGCTGATCGATTATTTGACAGCGCTGTTCGGCCCCGACGGAACGAAGGCCACCGCGCTCGGCACGCTGGGCGCGGCTACACCCGCAGACCTGCAAGCGGCCCGCGAAGACACTGAGGCCGATAAACTCGCAGCGCAAGTTGCCAGATCCGGCGCAGAAGCCGCCTGGGCTGCCGCGCTGGCCGCAAACCCGGCGCTAAACCCCTGGGGGCGGATGAACCCGTCAACCATCAACGAAGATTTCACCCTGGCGACAGGCTACAACGCCGTGTCCGCCGGGCCTTTAACCATCGGAGAGGGCGTCAATATCACCCTCGACGATAATTCCAACTGGAACATCGCATAAGGAGCATCACCATGAGTAATTTGAATGTACGCAGCATCACCGGGAAAGATGGACAGCCCGTATCCTTCCCAACCGGGATCAGCATCGGCGCGGGTGCAGCCGGGGCGGTGAACCATATCGGAATACCAGGACAACGCGGATTCGGTGTCGGCATCTGTCCCGGCCCTCTTCCGTCCGGCATGGTTGAAATGACCGGCACACGCGACCAAGGTCACGATAACTACGGTAACTACCAATACAGCGACGGGTCGGTGATGGTATGGATTCCAGCCTTCTACTACAAGTGGGGAACCGGCGCGAATGGGCTGGCGATCAATCAGTCAAGCATTAAGGCATTCTCGGAATACGCGGATGTCGCTACAGCCAATGCGGCAGGTTACGCCTTGGATAGGGCGTTCTATGATGGCGGTGCGGTTAAATCCGGGGTCTTCCGCTTCAAATATCTGCCAAGCAACAACAACGGCATCGCATCCAGTCTGAAAAACGGAATCGTGCTTACATCTGCGCAGCGCGGAAGCATTGCCAATACTGCGTTTGCAACATTAAACGGCACGCCCGCTAATACGCTTGGCGGGGCTATTGCTGCGGCCAAGACGCTCGGCGCAGACTTTTTTCCCGAAACGGCGTTCATACAGAATGCGTGCGCGCTGCTCAGTTATGCGCACGCGCAAGCCAGTACCAGCACAACTTTTTGTGCCTGGTATCACGCCACAAACAATTTCCCGAAGGGAAACAACAATAACGCCCTGGGGGATGCGCAGGACGCCGCAATTCTCTACGTGGCAGATGGCAATGGCACATATCCGGGTTGCGGAAAGACCGGCAGCGCCAACCTGTTCGCCCGCACTACGCATAACGGCCAGAATTGCGGTGTGGCTGATGACAATGGACTGGTTTATAAATTTACCCCAGGTCTTACATCGAACGGCACGGATTATTTCCTGCTCAACACATCGGTAGCAATGAAAAATGTTACCGGCGGGAACACGCTGGCAACCGACCTTTTCGGAGCAACGGGTCTGGCCGCAATGTATACCAACATCGGGGCGACCTACGGCGCCATAACTAAGTCTGGCGGGTGGAAATATGTCGGCTCAGCAGCACAAGTCTTTAGCGAAGCAGTCAGCGGCACAGCTTGGGCAATGGCCTGTGCTGGAATCCCGCTGGTAGGGGGCACTGGCGGTACAAATGCCTTTGGCAATGACGGCCTCTACGATCCTGCCACCCCGGTGAATGAGATGGCCTTGCTGTCGGGCAGCGATTGGGGCGACTCGTCGAGCGCCGGTGCGTTTTGCCGCAATCTGAGCAGCAGCCGGGCGGGCTCGTACAACGCCTTTGGCTTTCGCTCTGCCTTGTATTTGTAAGGATGTCAGGGCGGCGATAGCCGCCCCTATTAACTATCATGGGACAACACTCCGAAGCTGAACTGAACCGAAAGTTTATTGAGACCGCCAAGCTGATGAACATTTACCTCAACCACTTTCCAAAATTCGAGAAGTACGCACTGGCGCAGCAAATTCGCCAGTGCATGTACGAGGTTTATGCCTTGATGGTCGAGGGGCAGAAGCGCTATCGCAAAAAAACAACGCTGACGAATCTGGATATTCGCCACGAGCAGTGGCGGATGATGGTTAATTTATCGCATTCACTCGGATATTTTCAATTTAAAGATGGAAGGGAGATTGACCAAGCACCTGAAAAAATTGCCGCACATCGCTTTTTGGCGATCAGCAAACTTATTGATGAGCTTGGCCGCATGTTGGGCGGCTGGATCGTTTTTGAGAGTAAGCAAGAGCAACAACGGGAGGCGTCTTAACATGGCCTTGCTGTCGAGCAGCAATTGGAACAACTCGTCGAACGCCGGTGCGTTTTACCGCAATCTGAACAACAACCGGACGAACTCGAACAACAACATTGGCTTTCGCTCTGACTCTGGTTCACCTCGCATCCGGCAACAGAATGGTGGAACAAAGGGAGACGCTTTCCGGCTCGTGATCGGCGCAGTAATCGTCACGGCGAAATCGGTATGCTTCCGCGACTCTGGTAGGTGCCATGTTGCACTCGAAGGTTTCGTGCCATGAAGCGCATCGGATTCTTATTTGAGAAAGCTTTTACGCAAGATTCGTTGCTGACCGCTTTTTATGCTGCGGCCAGGCATAAGCACGGCAAGCGCGCCTGCTTTCAATTTGAGCGCAGACTGGCGAGCAGCATCAATGCGCTGCATCGCGAACTGGCCGACGGCAGCTATCAGCCGCGCCCTTATTACAGTTTCATGGTTTACGAACCCAAGCCGCGCCGCATCTTCGCACCCGCCTTCCGCGATCTGGTGGTGCAGCACGCCATCTACCGCGTGGTTTCACCGATATTCGATTCTGGGTTTATCGATCAGTCGTTCGCGTGTCGCATCGGCTACGGCACCCACAAAGCCGCAGATTACGCGCAGGCGGCATTGCAGCAGATTCCGCGCGACAGTTACACGCTCAAGCTGGATATCCGCAAATTCTTCTACCGCATCGACCGCGGGATCTTGCGCCGCCTGATCGAGCGCAAGATCAAGGATGCGCGCTTCGTTGACCTAATGATGGCGTTTGCCGATCATGGCGAGCCGGTAGGCATCCCCATCGGCAACCTGTTGTCGCAACTTTACGCGTTGATCTACCTGAATCCGCTCGATCACTTCATTAAGCGCGAGCTGGGCATCCGGCACTATTGCCGTTATGTGGACGACTTCGTGTTGTTCGGCATCAGCCGCGGTGAGGCGGTTGAATACCAGCGCGTCATTATCGAATTCATCCAGCGCGAATTAAAGCTGGAATTATCAAAATCCACCATCGCGCCCGTGTCACGCGGGATCAACTTCGTCGGCTACCGCACCTGGGCAAGCAAACGCTTTATCCGCCGCCACAGCATGGGTAACTATCGAAAGGCCATGCGCCGAGGCGAGATCGATTCCGCCACCTCCATTTTGGGACACGCCCGCCGTACCCATTCTTTGCAGCACATGCTGCGCTTTTCTAAGGAGCATCACCATGACAACTATCATCGCTTACCAAAAATATATCACCGCAGACATCACCCGCGAGCTGCGCTTGCCGGAGGACGAGAATCATCAGCGCCTCGGCACTGAACTGGCCACGATTGACGGTGTGACATACGTCTGCTTGCCGGACGGCGCAATACTCCCAGCCGATCAGCCGCAAGAGATCGCCGCCGGCATCGCCGTCATGACGCTCAGTGCCGCGCAGATCACCGCCATCAAGGCCGCCAGCCCGCATGTGCGTTTAATCAACCAGCGCGTTGCCGAGATGATTGCTGCCGAATACAGCCTGGCGGACGAGATCAAGCTGCTGCGCACCGCACCATCAGCCGAATTCGAGGCCTACAACGCCCACGCCGAAGCGTGCAGGGCGTGGGGCAGGGCGGAGAAGGCGAAGCTGGGGTTGTGATGCGCTGCCCATCCATCACCATCTATACCGACAACCTGCCCGATAACGTCGGCGGCTGCGCCAACGCCTGCGTGGTGCGCATCCGCACGAAGTACCGCAGCGATGCCGGCATCCATGCGCACGAGGCGGAGCATGTGCGGCAGTGGTATGTAGGCGTATTGATCGGCGCGCTGGCCGCGCTGGCCATATCGAGCATGTCCTCGGAATGGCCCGGATATTGGCCGCTGGCACTGAGCGCAGGCGGCGCTCTGCACCCGCTCGCTTACCTGCTGCTGCCGCGCTACCGCCTCTGGGCCGAGGCGCGCGCCTATCGCATCCAGGCGACACATTACCCGGATGACCGGACACGGTTGTTCGCGGGGTTTATTACAACAAGCTACGGACTGGAGATTACACCGGGTACGGCGCTGGATGCGATAACGAAATGCTAGGCACGTAATCCACGCGCTCGGATGATTTGACGCCAGGCATATCTGCGCCGTGTTCCGCGCGCACTTTGAGCGGGTCGGACGGGTTGAAGCCGAGGATGTCGAGCAGGGGGAGGATCAGCGCCTGCTTGGTGGTTTCTTCGGTGGTGCAGTGCTCGCCGACTTTTTTGATGTGTTCGGCGTGCTGGCGCAGACGGGTTTTGAAATCATCGGTCATGCGGTTCCCCTTTTGTTGTTATTTGAATAGTTCTAGTAGCGCCCGCTGTTTCTCAATAGGTAGCGCCTTAATGATTTCAATCAACTCCGGCAACGGATCGCCTGCCTGATATTGAGCCTTTATTTGCGCCACCTTATAAGGGTGAAGCTCTTCCTCTGCCAGTGCAATTGCAATTTGTAGCCTAGCCACCAGCTCGCCGTTGAGCGATCTCTCTGTTCTTTTGGCCAACTCTACCAACGCGCTGTGTATCTCCGGTGGGATGCGCGTGGTAATTCTGATGTAGTCGTCCTGTTTAGCCATTTCGGCGAATTATCAGCTTTTTTTGCACAAATGTATTGACACCAAACTGGTGTCATATTATATTGACACCAGTTTAGTGCTATTTATAACGAACATGAAAAAGACAAAAGACAGAACATCTCGGTTCACTCTGAGGGTGCCACTCAATGTAAAGGCGGCTTTAACAAAGAAGGCGCGTGTTGAAGGGCGGTCTATCAACGCACAGGCCGTGCAGCTTCTTCAGGATGGATTGAAGCAACGGCAAATAACGGCAGTTTAAGTAACCCCACCCTGCGGTTGGCGCCGCAGGGTGGGATAGGGTGGTACGGTGAAACTCGCTCGCTTTGTCAGCAGCTACAGTATCCCGCCCCGCCCCGTTAAAAAGAAGGTTAGTTTTTAAGGGGGGTTCACAGATGGGCAATCCAATTCCCGCCGACGTGCAGCAGGCGTTTTACCGGGTGGTTCACGATTTTGGCGTTGAGAGGCTGGCGGGCAGGATGGGGATGTCGCCCGGCACGCTCTACAACAAGGCCAATTACAACCAGAACGAGAACAACCACAACAAGCCGACGCTGGCGGATTGCATCGTGGTCACTCACCTGACCGGCGACAAGCGCATCGCGCAGGCTTTTGCGCTGGCTGCCGGCGGGGTGTT